CCGTTGCAATTGCTGACGCGGAGAACTGCACCCGGTTAAATGTAGCAGTTGTGCTTAATGCTGTATTGATTTGTGATGCACCGCTAAACACAACCACTGCGTTTGATGTTGTGCTAGATGATGGTGTTATATTTGATACTGCATGCCTTACACGCACCATATCTGAGCTGGTTGTGGATGTTGTTGCAATTATACTGCTTGAATTGCGTGTTCTTGCACCTACAGCAGACGTAGATGAGCTGGCAGATATTGCTGATGCAACTTCACGTACACGCTCGGCAGTACCAGACGTTGTTGATGATGTTGTGCTACTTGCAGATGCTTCACGCACTCTTTGCGCTTGCGTTGCAGTAGTGGATACTGTGATTATGTCAGATGCACTTAACCTAACACGCACTGAAGCCGCAGCATTTGACGTAACTGTAACAATTGCGCCAGCGCCATCCGTGACAAAGCCATCTAGCCCAAAATTATATGAGCCATATGCACTGCGTCCATATCCACTGCGGTATTCAGCCATTAGTCTAGCGTAATATCAAGATCGCCTGATGGTAAGCGGAAAACATCACCTGTATCAATTGTTTTGCTTGTTGTTAATGCAGCATACGCAATTAAATTGCCACCAGATGCAGCATCAAACACGCCAACGTGTGTAACTGTGCCAAATGATGATGTGGCTGTGTCCCACTCGATAGCTGCGTTATTTGACGCTGTATTTCCTGAAACTGTGAATGTTACAGCTTTACGACCATAACCACCGCCAGACACTTCTGTGCCACCGCCTGTATCACTTGGGGCTGATGTGTATAATGCTATATGCCACGCTGTGGGGCGCGTTGCACTACCTGTCGTAAACACCCACGTTAGAACTGTTGTCTCGAATGTATTAGAAAAACTCATTTTAATATGCCCTTATTTTCATACGACGACCAGAACCGCCAAATTTAGCTTTTTCGCTTGCTTGATTTATAGCATCAATTGCATTTTGGTACAACGCTGCCCATACTTGTATTCTAGCATCATCTTTTAGGTATGGCGCAGAATGTATGAGTGAACCATACAAATATGCGTCAGGGTAATGCTCTAATATCCAATTTGACGTGTTACTGTCAGATAATGCGTCTGTTTTACCAAAATAATACAATTCTGCATTATATGTGCCATCTGGAACTGGATAAACCTCTAATTCACCTGCTGTAACCGCGTAATATGCTGGTTGCCCGCTTGTGTTTAAGTTTCTAAACTTACGATCAAGCATTTCTGCTTGCGAAATTAATTCAAGTGGGCGTGTATCTCCGCTTGTAATGTAAAATCGTATAACTTCGAGCATATCTGCGGGTATTGCGCTATATTGCGTGTCAATCTCGGCTGTGCTGCGCTTTTCTTGCCGCCAATGACGGACTTGCCTGTTTAAATCTGCTTCTGCGAGTGAGACAAACGTGGATGACACAGAAGTAAGGTCATCACGATTAAGAAAATCTGCAATATTTGTCTTTAATTCTGCATATGTTGTAATTGGCATTAGTTTATTCCTGCTGCTTAGATAAATCAAAGACTTTGCGCATCATTTCCATGTCACCCATGTACTCCTTAAACAATGGATCATCCTTGTATTTCTCTACAAAGTTAAAAAACTCTTGCTCGTCAGTTATGTCAGGCAACGTAGTTTGTGTAATAGGGCCGAGTGGCTTTACCCCGTATAGTAAGCTGTAATCATCATTGTTTGGCGCTTGCACATCTTTATTTAGCAATCCAAATTTTTTAGCTGCTTTATCAGGTGCTTCAGTCATCTTAGATAGTAAACCATCTTTAACTGGATCATTGCCAGCAAAGTTAGCTTGGCCTAGCGTGCCGTAATATGTTTTATCGCCAATGTTTTCTACAGGTTGACCGCCAGTTGTCATAAGTTGACCATTAACGTATTCCATTTCGTCGCCCGGTGTTAAGACGTTGGCTAGAAACTCAGTAATGCTATTCCTGTCACTTGCGCCTTTGTCTAGCGAGTTAAGAAAGCTTAAAAATTTATTTTGTGCCATAATTATAGCCTATGCGTTGTATTTTTTACAAACTATCACAATTTTTCCATATTAGCTAGTACAACACGCATTCTATCTGATAGCTTCCACGTCCCAGCACGCCACCGAGCAGCAAATTGTGCATCTTCCAACGATAGGCCTCGGCTCATATAATTTTTAATCCACTTGTTCATCATTAAATTTTTCATCTTAGGTGACAAATTGTCGAATTTTTTTTTATTCATGCAATGCCTTTAAGATTGCGCTTGATAGACCTATTCCAGCTCATGCTTGCGCCAGACAATGCTGTGGCTGCGTCTGATGCCATAGTCAAACACAATGCATCAGCCAAGTCAGGCGATTTTAACCCACGCTTGCGCATCGCGTCCTTACTCTCAGCTTTCATCTTGCCTGCGCTGGTAAATGCGTATCGTATGCCAGTTAGCTCGGCTAAGAGCTGATCATTTTTTGGCAGTTTGCAGGATCTATCTTCCAGCCACGCTTTTGTCTTAAACCACAACTCGCTGCGCAGGTTCATGTAAGTCTTGCCCATAGCAGGCGCTTCGCCAACATTAATCCCACGCACTGGAGCGCCTAACTCACGCAGCCGATCAACTACACCGCCACCAACACCGATACTATCCACAAGTATTTCGTTTGGGCGCAGGCTTGGCGATAAATTTTCATATTCAGCCATGACACGACCCACAGTCTGCATTAAGTCTAATCCCTGCCACGCCTCAATATCCGTCACGACATTGCCATATCTTTTGCATAGCGCAGTCTTATCTGTGCCAAACCTTGCGACGTCCAAGCCCCATATTGGCCTAATGTCAGGCGTAATTTCAATGTCACGATGTATTGCGCTTTCGGCAAGGTGAAACGGAATGATCGTATCGTCGTCGGCTAGTGGGAACTCGCCAAGCACACGTATGCGGAATGCATTTGATTCTTCGCCGTATCTCTCACGCATCTCCTCGACAAACTCTGTCGATACAAGCGGGCTATCGACGCACGACCATCTGCGCGTCCACCAGCTCTTTGCCATGCGTGTTTGGCTCTCGTAAAACGTGCCTGATGAACGTGTGGGGTTAGACAAGAGTAGCGTGGTTGCGCTGTGGCCTGACATAGAGCCAGCCGCAGCTTCGAAGACTTTCTCAGGCACACCAGACGCCTCATCTACCACCAATAAAACATTCTCAGAGTGAACGCCTGCTAGTGCCTCTGGCGTTTCTGCGCGTGACGTTCTAGCTGATATGAAAGCCTCGGACGCTGCCGACGTTAGCTCGACGCGGTCTGATTTGGTGGTTAGCAATTGCTGTAGGTGGGGTGGCAGCTCGTTAATCCAGCGTTTTAGCTCGGCAAACAATGCGTCAAACAATTGGCTCGACGTGGGGGCTGTGACGACGACCTTATTTGGGAAACGCAGTAGGAGAAACCAGAGCATAGCCCAAGACGCTGACGTTGACTTCCCTGTACCATGCCCAGACCTGACGGACATTTTACGCTCGCCAGATGCTATGGCATTCAGGAACTCTTCCTGATAATCGTATGGTGTAGCGCCTAGCACCTCTTTGACGAATAGCACTGGATCGTCCCGGTAGCGTAGGACAAACTCTTGTAATGGATTGTCACTCATCGGATACATCCTCGTAATCTGCGTCAATCGTCTTCGCCTCACGCTCACGATCTTCGCGGTCTATTGCCGCCAAATCGGAATTGACTTTGCGCAGCGCGTCTAAATGCATGTCACCCACAGAGATTGTCACGTTTGTCTGGGGTCTATTGCCGTATCGCTCTTGGTTGTACGAGCCTGCCATGAATTTACGCCACTGCACCTTTTCGCGTGTGGCGGCTATTTCACTGCTTGTTGAGCCACCATCCAAGTCATCTACCATTGTTAGGCCTTGCTCTACGAGTGCATCCGCTGCCTCTTGGCGGGCTTTGGCTAGGGCGTTGCCATACTCAGGGATAGTCTTGAGGGATGTGCTGAGATACTGCCGGGAGCAATCATATTCTTTTGCAAGGGCTGTGAGGGTATTGCCAGAGGCGATCTGCTCAAACAAGTATTCAGCACCGCCTTTGCTTAGTACATCAGCAAGTATTCTTCTGCGTAACGCTTTGCCTGCCATTGGTGTTCTCCTATCTCCCGTGATTAGGGTGAAAATTATATTTTTTTTCGGCAGTTTGACGTGCGTTTGCTGCGTCTGTAATATTGTCATAACTTCCAAGAAAAATTGTTTTTCGATTAACGCCTATTTGTGCTACCCATTTTGATGATGCTTTATTCCAATATACACCAATAATTCCGCTAGTATTAGTGCTAGGGCGTTTTTTATTTTTACCATTTTCAGACACACTAACAACTCTCATATTTTTTATGCGGTTATCCAATGGATTCCCATTAATATGATCAATTTGCTTATCAGGCCATTTGCCGTGGTATAATGCCCAAGCAACTCTGTGAGCGCCGTAAGCTATCTTGTTGACCCTGCATTTAAAATAACCTCTGCCGTCCTTGTAGGTTGCAGTTTCTTTGCCAGCATAGTTATTATTCCAATATTCAATTGATCTTTCAATGTTTGCTGTTTTAGGCGGGTAATGCTCATTGGTTCTCTTGAGCCAATACATTTTGCCCGTCGTTGCATCATAACGTATTGTCTTGCGTAAATACTCTACAGTTGGTAATTCTTTTTTCATCGCGGCTATCCTTTCGTAATTGTTGCCGTGTAGGTGCATTACTTTTTGCAGTCTGAGTAATGCACCATTACACTTTAAATTATTTTTTTTTGATAAGCAATATAGGCAATTGTGTGCGTGAGATTATACACACACACTACCCCCGTAAAATCCGTTGACGGGGGGGGCTTCCTCGCTGCG